TTTCGGCATCGTCAAAGAATTTATCATAATAGGTCGCGGCGGCATCGGTGAAGGCTTCCAGATCCCCGGCAAGATTCACAACCGCATCGGAGAAGGCCAAAAGCTGGGGCATGGATCCGGAAAAAGACTGATTCGTCATTTCCAGGGTTTCCAGGACAACCTCTTTCCATGTGATCATTCGAACGGCTGTTTCAAAAAGCCCCTCGTTGATTTGCTGGTATCCGGAAAGCAGGTCCCCGAAAAGCGCCTGCGCCGCCTTGTCACTCTCTGTCGAAAAGAAATCCGTAATTGCGGTATTGATTTCTTCCGTGGTCATGCCCTGAAGGTTGATCCGGCTGAGGTCGAAAATGTATTCAAGTGCCTTATCAACGTCGGTTCCCAAGGCAACGGAAAGGGTCATCATGGTTTCGCTGATATTCCGGAAAACCGCCGTGAACTGCTTCTCGATATTGTCGTCAAGGGCTGCGTATTCGTAATAATATTTCGTCTTGTCGCTGTGGAAAACTCCGCCGTCTTTCTTTTTCTTGATATAGGCGTATTGCTGTGCCGTCATGGACCCGCCTTCAAGCAGCGCCTCGGCGGTGATCCGGCCCAGCTCGATACCGCTTTCCAGCAGGGTCTTTTTGGTTTTGCCGCCGAAAATTGAGTTTACGAAACTCCCGATAAGGTCATCCACCCACCCGGTTAAACCGAAGGTCAGCTTGTCAAAGAGCTCCTGAGTTCCCAGATATGAAAAAGTGACGAGCTTGTTGACCATGGATTCGGCTTCCCCCAGGGAAGTCCCAACGGAGATATTCATGGAATCCACCCCGCCCGTTCGGACGATGCTGGTAACAAGCCCCGTGATGTTCTGATTCAACTCGCGCATGGAGGTGTTCAGGCTCGACAGCTCACGGTATTCCATGCTGTATGTGTCTTTGAGGATTTCCCATGATTTTGAAATGGACTCGCTTGCCGTTCCGGGTTCGGCGCCCAGGACTGTGCTGGGGGGCAGAGCAACGGGACGTGATCCACCTCCGCCGCCTCCACCTCCGAAAGCAATCCCGGCCATGGAAAGAACCCCGGCCATGAGTGAAACCATGGCGGCTATTCTGGCAAACGCCGAGTAGGGATCACCGCTCCCCTGATTCGTGATAGCATTGACGGCCCCGGTGATTGCCTTTTGGATATTGATGGCAATCTCGGCGGCTGCAAAGGCCATTTCCAAATTGTGCATGGCTTTCCGCTCTTTGCTGTTTTCATCGAACAATTCCCCGATGGTTCCGAACATGGTTCGATAGGCGGACATTTGGGCCTTGGTGTTCTCAATGGGGATTTCCCCTTCCCGCGTGGTAATCGCTGAAAGGGCCTTTTCTTTCTCCATTCTTTCTTTCAGGGTTCCCGTGGCCATGGCGTCGGCTTTCTTCCTGGCCTCGGCCAGCTTCTTAACCGCAGCCGCCTGGTCATCGTACATATCATTTAATTTCTGCATGGCTATGACGGCGTTATTGATCCCCTGGGCCATGGAATCCCCGAAGGACTCCCCTTGATATGTGTCTTTCCCGATGGCCTTGATTTCTTCGATAAACTTGTCCGTCTCGCGCTCTAGCTCAAGTTCAGCCCGCTGCTGTCGCCGAAGCTCCCTGATCCGTTCCTCACCGGCTTTCCGGGCGTTATCAATGGAGTTCTTCAGGCTTGCGGCTGCTGCTTCCTGAACCGTCTGTTCCCGCTCGATCTGGTATCTCTTTTCAAGAAGGGTAGTGTCTGCGCCATACTTTTCAGCCTCGGCTTTTTGGGCCTCGTATCCCTGTCTGAGTTGTTCGAGCTTTTTGAAAAGACCGTCCTTGGTGATCAGGTCGTATTCGTTTTGGAATTTCTTCTCCATTTCGAGGCGACGTTCGGCGATTTTCTGAGCGGCCTTAACGGCTTCTTCGTCGGCCTCAGCGCCTTTCGGTATATCAGGCACTTCAACCCCTGCCTCAGCCTTTGCCTTGGCTTCGGCGCGTGCCGCATCTGAAACAGCCTTCAATTGTTCTGCACGGTATTCTTCGTTGAACTTTTTCTTTTTCTCGTATTCATCGCGGATAAGCTCCATCCGCTTTTCGCTTTCGGCTATAATTGATTTGAAGTTCGTCGGGTTTCCCAGAATCTCAAAAAAGGTCCCCATGACCTCACCGGCTTCCTTGGCCTTAGTGATAAACCAATTCCATGAAGCTGCAAGTCCATAGACCATCATAACCCCGGCTTTTCTGACGCTCTCAAATTTATTCAGGAGTTCCCCTGCGGACCACCCGGCAACAGCGGCGACAAAAACCCCAAATCCAAGCGTCATCTTGCTTGTGGCCAGCGTTACCCGGGTTGACATGGCTTCCCACCGTAAAGCGAACCATGCCGAAGCATCACCGGCTTTTATCAGCGAGGCAACTGTTACAGCGGTAAATCCAGCCAAAACCGCTGTTGTGGCCTTGATCCCGAACATCAGCGTATCGTAAACCGTGCGGATACTGTCGGCTATGGATTCGGAATTTGTCTTCATCCATTCAGCAGCTCCACGGCCGGCCTTCGTCATGTCCTTATAGACGTCTTTGAACAGCGCCCGTTGCATGATTCCCCATGCCGTTTCAACCGAAGAGCTTACAGCCTCCCATGTCTGCTGAATGTCCCCAGCAGCAGCAACGATACCTGTGAGATACGGCATCATTCTTTCAAGGGTGTCGCCGTGTTTTTCTCCTTCAGCAATAAGCCCCTTCAAACCATCCTTGTAGTCATTTTGTTTTTTAATCTGGGCGTCCATCTGAAGAGCCAGCATGTTTCCGGCCTTCACCTGCCCGGAGAAAAGCGCGCGGATTTCTTGCGAAGCCTGTTTTTCTTTATCCTGGCCCTGCGTGAACATCGCCACGGCGTTGGTCAAGGCCGTGAATGACTCCACCTGTTTTGCGTTGTTGGCATCCAGCAAAACGCCCTGAAGGTTCATGGCCCGGTTCATCAACTGGATTTGCTGGTAATTGGCAAAACTCGAAGCATCAATTTCCATCAACTTTTTATTCAACTGTTCGGCATAAATGACGGCTTTCCGGTAATTCTCGGCAACGTTTTCGGGCCCCTGCATCGTGGTTATCTGAGCAGCTACCGCTGTGGTGGTAATCTTTAAGTCATCTATAGCCTTGATACCTGACATAACGCTTTGGGCTATCACATTAAATGTTTGCCGTGCTGCGTAAACCGCTGCCAGCATCCCGAGCCAATTCTTTTTGATACTCTCGATCATGGATGTTTGCCGCCCGAACTGCTGCTCGTCGATCTGCTTAATTTTTTGGGCAGCGCCTTCCTGGGCCCTGCGGATTTCGTCTGCGGATGAAAGGTGGGATTTTTTGATGGCGTTCAGGGCATTTTCGACGTTCTTCCGCATGGCGTCATACATCTTGTCCGATGTTATACCAACAGTCTTATGGACCTTGTTGATATCGGCGGAGTTCTTTTCAGCCCCGGCAAGAATCGCTTTCTGCGTCTTGGTGTATTTCGTGGAATCAAGAGACAATTCCACATACATCCGGCCAACAGGATTTCCTTCAGCCATTATCCGTTCTCCAAAATGCTTTGAACTTCATTTTTAGTGGATCTCATGGCGGGTCTTAAAAACGGGTGGGCCCCGCCTTTCCATCCGCCGCGGCCAAACTCAACTTGAGTCGCGTACCATGTCTTATAATTCCCGGCGATAATCCGCACATCCCGGCCTTCAAGCCCTTTTTCGCCGGTCTTCTCAGCAAGGCGGATGGTTTCCTTCAATGCCCCGGGTTCCCGCTCCATCCAGACTTTTCCACCATCAGGGGCAGGGCGGCTTATGGTTCCGACAACACACTTGTTCTTGGCGGCGTCCCTGATGACGGCGCCTGCTTTCCGGAGCCTGTCCATGCAGGATTTGGCAATCTGGCCGTCGTACTGTTCGAAGTTGAAAACTATCTCAGCCATTATTCTTTGCCCTTCAAGAAATGGTGGAATGTCCCCAGAACCTTTTCAAAACAATCCCGCTGGTTTTTTACCCCGTATAAATCCATGACCATTTTCACCGCCGGATAATTCAAGTCGATCACCACGTTTCGTTCGCCGTTGAAGACCGTTACCACCTGGTTCCGGACTGCCCGGTAAATCATTGCCGGCTGTTCGTTCTCAGGTCGAAGTTCCACCCGGCAAGATTCGCAAGGGGGGTCCCCGTTTACCCCCCTTGCGTTTCTCTCCGCCCACATGTTCCGGCACTGGTCGCACTTCGTTAATACCGTCCCATCGTCAAGTGTGATCCTGGATGAAGACTGATCGTCTGCAAACTCCATCCAGGCTATCAGTTTTTTTCCAGGTCTTCTTTCTGAACCACGCCGGACTCTGCCAACAACTGAAGGCATCGGGCAATGAATCGATCAAAGACCGGGTTTTTCATCAGCTTCAGCTTTGTTTCACGGTCACACACAAGGGGTTTTTTGGTCTTTGCATCCTGGAAACCTTCAAGCCCGGTAATGGCGTAATCCCAAGCGTCTTCACGCTCCTTTTTCATTTCCTCATACGACAGGTCAGGATAAAAGGAGTGCCGCTCGTTCATCTTTGTTTTGGGATTCACCTTCCATTCGACCACTTTTTTACGGGCGCCGATGCGCTCTTCAAAGAAGGTCGCCATGGACCTGATTTGCACCCGGGCATCCTGAACCGGTTCGTCATAAATGATTTCCCCGGTATCAGGGTCAACCCGAGACATGAAGAACTGAAACCATTCGCCTTGAGATTCATCAAGATCAAAAAGCATAAAGCCCCTTTCTTAGACCAGCATCATGAAGGCCCCGGATACCTGTCCGGAGAAATCCGTTTTTGCCATGCCATTACGATCCGCCGAAACCTTCCCGGCATTGGTCATCAGAATGGTTCCGCTGGTTCCGATGGTGAGGTAGGACGTTGAATTGATCCAGAACCGAATCCCGGAAGTCGCGCTGTATATCAACTTGGTTCCGTTCTCAACACAGCTCCGAAGGGTATTCTGCTGAGGATCCGTGGGATCGTAGGATACATCCGACAGGACAATGGTCCCGCCGTCCGCGCTCCCGAACTCAAAAATGTCGATGTCAACGCCGAACTCCGAAGCGTCAACGGTTTTCCGGGTCATGCCTGAAATTTCGTATTTCCCGGCCCCCAGGATTTTGGAGTTTGCCCCCAGGGTCACTTTTTGAAACGAACCTGATAACGTGGTTGCCCGATCAGCCATTTTTCTTTCTCCTTGTTATTGTGTTTGTGTTACTTCTTCTTCAATATGCCCCATCGCCGCCCGCTTCTTCCATTCAGCCGCCTTCATCGAATTGTAAAGGATGTTGGTCTGCCTGTTTACGGCCATTGTCGTCAAGTGATCACAAGGCACCGATGTGTCTACAAAAATTTTATAACCTTCCGCCTTTAAATCCTGGCAAAAGCCCACATCTTCCCCGATGACTGCACCGGTATCGGCGTTTTTCTGAAACCGGAACCATGGCCGGGGCATTTTCCTGAATAGGCTCATATCGAACATCAGGCATCCCGCGCCGGTCGCGTCCACTTCCACCAGTTCATCCTCTTCCCACTTATCCACGCTCTCATATCCCTTGTCTGTGACGCGGAGCATGATGGAGTCAAACGGCGGATATCTCCTGAAGCAAAGCGCCCCGACAAGCGGAAGTTTGTGAGACAATAGCCGGGTAATGGTTTTCGGATGGTAGATCATGTCCACGTCCATCATGATTAAATGGGTTGCCCTTATCGCAAGCGCCTTCTCAACGATGTCATTTCTCAGGGTGTCGATAGGCCCGTTATCTGCATGGATGAAAACATGGTCCGGTTTTTCCATCATCGAATAGCTGTAAAAGAAGCTCGATGGAATAAAAGGGAACGTGCAGGGAATCCCGATTGCCAAATTGAAATTTGATATTTTCATGGTTTCACCCCCATGTACCCGCATTGCCATTTGACAGGCGATGGAAAATAGGGATGATCAACCGGCATTCGTTTTAAATTCACGAACCCGGCCTCTTCCATAACCATTTTCAATAGGTCCGCGCTGTATGCGTACAGGTGGGGCGACGGCTGAACCCCCGAATAAATGTAAAGGTCGTTGAAGACGATCAATTTTTCAGGGGCCGGATCAGCGGCGTATTCCTTGACAAGAAAATCATAATCAGGGACCGATACGCCTATAACCCCTCCCGGCTTCAGAAGGGAAAACCAGTATTTTAAAGCGGCCTTGCCTTCATCGAATCTGAAGTGTTCAAGAATGTGGCCGGCGTAAATCTCGCTCACCGTCTCAGGGCCATAAGGAAGATCGCGGCAATCGGCCAGAAGATCAGGGCTGACGCTTTTGAACTGGTCAATGTTGATAAACCCGGCAAGCGGAAACGGCCCGCATCCCATGTTCAGGCGTATGCCCTCCTCGATGTTGATAACCGGCGTGTCGATGTAAATCTGCTTGCGCCAAAAGTCCTCACCCCATTTTTTGGCAAGATGATCGTCATTCCGTTTGCAAAGCTCCTGATAGTTTATCGTGCCGGCGGTTTCCATGTCGGTCAGGGTTTGCGAACCTTCGTGATGGATATAGACCTCAAAGGTGACGGCTATTTTGTGACCGGCTTCCCTTGCCCGGAAACAGAAGTCGATTTCTTCCCCGGAACACGGCCAAAGGCTTTCATCGAATTCCCCTATTTCATCAAAAAGGCTTTTCTTGAAAGCCATGCAAAAGCCAATGACAAAGTTGACTTCCACGACGTTTCCGGCATTGTCACCGGTCCACTGCCTCGCTTCGTCATAGAGACTTGGAACGCTCGTATAAGCCCCTGCAGTTACGCCCTGAATGCCAGCCGCGTAATTTGTGCAAGGCCCGACAATGGCGAAATGGTCAAGCAGGGACGAAAGATTTTCGGCCCACCCTGGCGTTACGATCACATCGTTATTCAGTAAAACGATTTTGTCGCCCTTTGCGGCCCGGATTCCCTGGTTGACCGCAGCGGGGAATCCCTTGTTCTCTTCATTCCGGATAATGGAAACATCGACAAATCCCGAAAAGTTGGGCTTAATCGGCGGATTTGATCCATTGTCAACAAGGATCACTTCACATCCTTGCGTGTTCTCAAAAACAGAGGCAAGGCACTCTTGTGTCATGTCGTGCTGGTTAAAAACGGGGATAATAACCGACAGCATAAAATTCCTTTCAATTAAGTGATGTTAAAACCTCGAAGTCCACCGCCCAATGCTTCACTCTCTGAGATCCGTCACTTGATACGATGTCTTCAACCATTGTCGTTAAATTTTCTTCCCTCATCCGAACCAATGTGCTTCCGGTAATCGTCAGGGCGCATTCGTCAAGAGCGGTTTTCAAATAGCCGTACATGGTCGTGATTTCAGCCGCTCCGGTCGATGCTGAGAATAAAGAGAACTGAATTAGGGTATTCGTGTAATGTTCCGTGAAAGTCTTCTCCTGATTCCCCGACACGATAAAAAACACCACATAGGGGAACTGAGCGCCGTCAGGTGCCGCGTCAAGGTAAATCCGGCCCCCAACATAGGATGCAAGGGTTGAGCTTGATATTCGCGTCATCAGGCCGGTCAGGAGATTATTCAAGCCGCCTCCTTACACATCAGGTCCAACCACTCATTCTTTTCTTCAGGGTTGATGATGCTCACGATTGCAAAATATCGGTTTCCGAATTTCACCCGGTAAGACCCCTTAACGTCTCTCCGGTATCTGATCCTGATCCTGTGAGACACCACCATTGCCGTGCTGTTGGCCTGGACAAGCTCTTTTGCCGTTGTGGGCCGTATTGCCGCAAATACGGTTGCAGCGTCGCTGTACGACTCGGAAAATCCCCCCATGCCGTCTGCAACACGGGTTTTGTGTTGGAGCGTCACGCGCTTATTCAGGTCGCCAATTTTCATAAGAACTCGTCCCAAAGCCGTGAGCTGGCCAAAAGGTATTGAACCGCCCTGTTTTCCTGATAAGCCGATCCCGAAATCCCGAACAATTGCCCCTCCCGGTTCACGTACAAATCAGAGCAAATCAGCAAAAGCGCCGCCCTGATCTTCGCCGGGATCAGCGCCGCCGTGGTCCATCCGGAAATGTATCGAATGGTTATCGGATTGCTGGGATAGAGCGTCCCGGAAGGCCATGAAACACCATAAGGCAGCACGATCCGCCCAATACCTTCACCGTTGGTTTCAACCAGATAATCCGTGCCGGCCGTCAAGGTCGTTTCGGTTCCATCGGTATCTTTCCACTTCACCGAAGTAACGCTTTGGAGGTTCCCCCCTGGGAGTTTGATGTAATTCGATTCCGGCCAACCGTCGACGGAATAGTCCCATGTTTGGGTGAGCATATACCTCCGCGTGATGTCTTCAACATATTCCCTGGAAGCCGTGATGATGGCCGTTAAAAGTGTATCTTCATAAGCCGTGGCCGCAAGCCGAATGACGGTTGTTCCGAAGTCGCAAGCCGCAAGAAGGACTTTCGCAACCGTCCGGATGTACCGCTTCGTGCCGGTGTACGCCTTTTCCTGAATGGCGTTATCGTTTGCCGTCGTGACCTGAGTAAACGCCCCGCCGGTCCAGTCGGTCCAGGTGGCGTTATCGTCTGATTCCTGGATTTTGACATCGGCGGTTCCGGTCGCTCCGTTGGTTCCCGAGTTCAAATTCACGACTGCCGTATAACCCATGACTTCCACCGATGATCCGGCATGGACCGTGTAATTATCGGCAATAACCTTATTGCCGGGGATGATGGATTGAACTTCGTCCACGTTGTCGGAGAATGAGCCGGAATCTAGACGAAGATGTAATTTCAATTCGGCCAGTGAAATCGGTTCGATTATAGGAGCTATATATAATGATAAATTCATAATATTGTTAGACCGTTAGTTTTAAATTAAGAAATTTTTGATATATGAATTCCTGGTTCAATTTTAACGATTTCCTTTTCAACTTCTGCAACTATATCGGTCACCCTTTTAACTTCAGCTTCAGCAATACACGTGGCATTGTCTGCGATAAATTTCACCCGGTCCTGAACAATCGGCTGCTTTGTATCCTTCAGCCGGTACAAACGATACCGGAAACTTTTCCGGGTCTCTCCTGTTTTTTCACCAGGCACATCCACGATCTGGATATCTGCCGGGAATAAAATGCACCCCTGTAAACGCTCAACTTGTGGCATATTATCACTGTAAACCTCGTCTTTATCGTAATCTACCACGGTTTTTTACTCCTCATGTCAGCAGGTAGAATTTATCCACCCGTTTGATGGTGGCTGAAAACGGCAATTCGGATTCGTATTTCTGGATCTGGTCTATCAATACGTCGGACCCTGTGAACAAAACTCGGCGCTTGCCGTCCGGGTGAATGAATTGCAGGGTTAAACACATCCCGCTTTTATTTTTGGTGTATTTGCTTCTGGCCACCCGGCACCCGATAATTGAAATTTCCATGTTGAGCACATCATCAATCCGCATTTTGTCACCGTCCAATATGGGCGGCTCCTGTGCGAAGTCCGCAAACCGTTTCATTCTGCATTCGCTCCCTGGCATAATTACAGATCTGTGAAACTCTATCGTCGAAATGATGCGAATACAGATTTCTGCAATTGGCGTGTTTCATCCATCCGCTGTAGCTGGCGACCGTTGAGACGATGCTCACCGGCGCCA